AGAATAATCCAGCGTCATAAGGATTAGTACCTTTGTAACCTACAACGTAGTACTGATCAGCACTGTTGTTTGCAGCGAATGGGTCGATGTAAACTTTGTACTTACCAGCTAATGTACCAGCAAATGTGTTACCAGTGTCATCAACGTTTAAGTTAGCGTTAAGTGCAGGGGTGTAATCAAGGATACCAGCCATTGTAAGAGCTGATGCAACGTCGGCAGAGCATAGAACCACGTTGCCCTTTCCGCGACGAGTTCTTTGTGCGATTTGGTTCGCATCTCTTTCGATCTGGAATAGAAGTCCTTTGAACTTCTCAACTGACCAACGACCATTACTGTCGGTGTCTAAGTCGAATGTTCCAGCGGTTGCAGTGTTGATTGTTGCACCTTGCTCAGCAGACTTGTAAATTGTTCTGATGACTTCACGGTTGATCTCTGCAAGTATCTCTGTTGAAAGGATATTTGCGAGTTCAGACTCAGCGTTTAATCCGTGAATTGCCTTCAAGTCTTGAGCCAATTCTAAACTGTACTCAGCTTTGAGTGCTCTGGACTTCGCAGTCACAGTAACTTTCTCGATGCTGAATGCCATCTCTTGGAAAGCATTAGAAGCAGAATCTCCGAGTGCCTCAGAGTCTCCTGTTACCATACCTTGACCAACAGAGTAGTCAGTTGTTGTTGCAGAACCTACAGGGTTAAGAACGCCTGGGTTAGTTCCGTTTGGAGATGAAGTTGTACCAAAACCAGCAGCAACATCTGTAAATCCAGATGTAAGGTTTTGTGATGAGTTCTGTCCAGAGAACGCTGTATCTGGTTCATCGAATAGAGCCTCAGTTCCACTCTGATTAGTGAATCTGGATCTCATTGCGAAGATCAAACCAGTTGGGCCACTCATTGGTTGTACACCAGCAAGGTCATATGCGACCAAGTTAGGCATTGCACGACGGATCAATGAGATAAGAACTGGGTCGAAACCAGCAACAGGGCCTGCTGCAGCAGCAGTACCACTAAATCCACCTGTTCCAGCGGAGTTAGTTGGAGATGCTTCTGTCAATGACTGGAAAGCATTCTCTTCTCTGAGCATTTGCTCTTGGTTTTCTAGAAGAACAGCAGTAACGTTACGTCTGTGCTGATCCTTGATTGCATCTACTCCTTCATAGTCGAGTAGAGGAGCCCACTTTTCAGTAAGAGCTTGGTAATTGATGTTTTGTTGCATCGTTTTATAAGGGTTGTTAGTTTAAAATTAACGAGTTCCTATTTCATACGTCCAAGTGCATCAAGATACGCAGCCATAGATCCAGTTGCTGGCTCTACATATTCTGCTTCTTCCTTGAGTTCTTGAGGTGCGGACGCTGTGGAAGTTGGTGTGTTCTTAGAACCAAAGTATGATTCTTTAAGTGTTTCGATTTTTCCACGATAGGATTCTTCACTTTCAAACTCAACACTCTCTGCAAGGGTTTGTAATTTCTCTTTCTGAGAAGTTGCAAGTCCTTCAGCAACGTTGTTAAAGATAGTCTGTGCAGTTGACTCACCAAGTCTTTGGTTAAGTGCAACGTTTCTTTCTATCTGCTCATTGAGCTTGGTCTCCATTTCATCAAGTTTGTCCACCATATTTTCTAGGACATCATATTTATCTTCAGGCAAGGTTACATAATGTTCTTCAAAAAGCTTTTTCATGCCTTCCATGAATGATTCTGTCATCTCAGTCTTGATTCCATTCTCGACTGCGAGGGCATTTTCTTTTAACCACTCATCTGCGACATATTCGAGGTATGCGTCAGTTCTCTCTGTGAGTTCAAGTTTAATTTCTTCAACTTGCTCATTGAGGGCTTTCTCGTATTCCTCATTAAGTTGATTCTCGATATCAGTGATCTTTGCATTGATAGAAGCTTCAAAGATTGTTTTTGCTTTCTCTTTGAACTCTTCTGAAAGATCTTCACCAGCAAGAAGTGCGTTAACATCTTCTTCGATTGCTGCGTTTAGATCAATACCTTCCTCTTCCACTGTCTCTTCTTCAGCGACAACTTCTTGAGCCTCATCTGCTTCTGCTTCCTCGCTTTGAGGTGCATACTTAGGTGCGGTTGGCATAGGATCTGCTTTCCCAGCGTTCTTGGTTATAACATCCTTAACTTGCTTAATAGTCTTATCAGGTGTCTTAAGCTTGTTAGAATCGTCATCAGGCTTTGAGTTCTCAGGTGTAGGGCCACCAAGATCTTCAACAGCGCCTTGACCATCAGGAACGTAATTTGGTGTAGTTGGCATAGGATCTCCCTTTCCAGCTCCACTGTTTACAGCCGTTTTGGATTGCTGTGTCTTTACTTCCATTTCTTGTAAATCTCCACGAGACATTTTGAACTCTCCGTCTAAAAACGTGTTAGATATCGTATAATCTATGTTTATTTATTAAATCAAAGATTTGATAGGAAGTTTTGGAAGATTTCCAATTTCTTCTCATCAAGTTGTTTTTGATCTACTAATTTATTTATAGTTTTTTGGGTCTTCTCAATAACTGCCTCCACTGCCTTTTCAGGCTCAGCAACAGCAATCGCAGGGTGAGTCATAGTCTTTTCTTCTACAACTGTTACCTCAGATTGTCTTGCTTTTAGGATTCCAGCTTCCCAGATCCAATCAACTCCCTCCATAATGCCATTGACAAAAGCGTCAGGGGCAGAAGGATCTGCAACTATATCAGCTGCAGTTGCAAGCATGAAGTCTTCACCGACAACTTTATAGCCTTCGCTAGTGTCTTTAAGACTTCCCATTCCTCTTGATGATACTCCAAGAGTAACGCCGTCATTTAATAATGACTGTGCGATTGTACCCATAGGTGTATTGAGGAGTTGTGCTTTTCCTACAAAATTAGTTCCTTCTTTATGAAGGTCTACAATTTTGTGAGATACTCTGTCAAGATTAACCGTTGGCCCTTCGGGGTGTCCTAACTCACCAAGAGCACGACCTTTACCAACGAACGCTTCGTTGTATCTGTTTACTTCTTTTTCAAGAGTTTCCACAGGATAAAAACGTCCATTTCTGTTCTTGAGGTTTCCTTGTAAAAAGATACCTTCAATAAACATATTCTTCTTACCGTCTTTTTCTTCGATAAGAACCTTGGCGGTTTCGATCTCTTCCGTGATGAGTTTCATTAGTTAAGCCTCAGGTTGTTCTTCTTCTACTTCATCATCAACTGGCTCTGCCTCGGCGACAGGCTCTTCAACTTCCGCTGTATCCTCAACAGAACTAGGTGTGCCATCAGCTGGCTCATCTTCTACCTCTTCCTCATCATTTAAGTAAGGATTAGGCCCTCCAAACATGTCAGCGGTGACGGCTGGAGTTACAGCATTAATGTTCTCTTGTGACTTAGCATAAAGGATCTCTTTGATCTTATCATGCACATCAGCTTGAGCATTATCAGCTGCAATCATGTCAATTAAATCATTATCCATAAAAGTTAATATAGAATGGGATTACTTAATATTTATATTTCTCCGCCTTCTGGCATTTCTGGCGCCTCTGTGGCACTACCATCTATGCCAGGTTCTGTTGGTGCTCCCATAGCGCCAGGGTCTGGTTGTGGGTTTAATGCACCGCCTGGCATCTGTTCTGGATGAACACCCATTTGAAGTTGTTGAACTTCCATTGGGTCTGCCATCTTACCTTGTTTGATTTCCAATGCCATTTGTTTATCAATCTCGATAATCTCCTCATCTTTCTGTTTGAGGATCTTTCTTCTTACATAATCAAGAGAGAAATACTTTCCAACGTAAGGATCAAGTGCAGCTACAACACCCATTCTTTCGTTGATTAGTTCTGTTTCCTTAAGTTCAGCAAAGTGATTATCGTATACAAAGTCATATTGTATGTGATCTGATAATACTTCCCAATCTTCTGGTGTAACAATATTTTTGAGAATCAACTGAGTCTTCAACATATCGTTGAACATGGAGGCGAATCTCTTTCTCATTCTACCAACAAACTTGGTAAATTTAATTTCGTCTCTTAGTATCTCAGATGATCTACCTAAGTTAAATCCGTCACCTGATCCAGCGATACGAGATTCTGGGACTCCTAGTGAACGGTATAGTTTCTTTTGGAAGTACTCGATGTCGCTAAGTTCGCCAAGATTCTGTCCACC